GCCGAACTCGGCGCGCGGCAGACGGCGCTGCCGGAGGCGCGGTTCGGCGTCATCCTGGCCGATCCTGAGTGGCGCTTCGAGCCATGGTCGCGCGAGACCGGGCTCGACCGCGCGCCGGACAATCACTATCCGACCAGCGCGGTCGGAGAGATCGCCGCGCGCGACGTCGCCTCGATCGCGGCGGAGGATTGCGTCCTCTTCCTGTGGGCGACGGCGCCGATGCTGCCGCAGGCGCTGAGCGTGATGGCGGCCTGGGGATTCGATTATCGCTCGCACGTCGTCTGGGCCAAGGATCGCGTCGGCACCGGCTATTGGTTCCGCAACGCGCATGAGCTCCTCTTGGTCGGCGTGCGCGGCGCGATTCCAGCTCCGGCGATGGGGACGCAATGGGATTCGCTGATTTCCGAAGAGGTCGGCGAACACTCGCAAAAGCCGGAAGCCTTCTTGCGGATGATCGAACAATACTTCCCGAACCTTCCCAAGATCGAGTTGAACCGGCGCGGCCCGGCGCGCCAAGGCTGGGCGGCGTGGGGCAACGAAGCGGAGGCGGCGGCGCCGTGAACTTCCTGTCGGTCTGCTCCGGCATCGAAGCGGCGTCCTGCGCGCTGGAGCCGCTCGGATTCCAGCCGATCGGCTTCGCCGAGACCGACAAGGCCTGCGGGCGCGTGCTAGCGCATCATTTCGCCGCCGTTCCGAACTTCGGCGACTTCACCGCGATCGACCTCGGTGCGCTCGGAAACGTCGACATGCTGATCGGCGGCACGCCCTGCCAGGCGTTCTCGGTCGCCGGCAAACGCCTCAGCCTCGCCGACGCGCGCGGCAACCTCACCCTCGCATTTGTGGCGCTCGCTCATGAACTTGCTCGATCTCATGGCCTCAAGCTCGCGTGGTGGGAAAACGTCCCCGGCGTCCTCAACACCCCAGACGACGCCTTCGGCTGTTTCCTGGCCGGACTTGTCGGCGCAGACGATGCCCTGCATCACCCAGCAGGGGAGCGATGGCCCGACGCGGGTCTGGTTGCCGGGCCACGGGCACGGGCGGCTTGGCGGATTCTCGACGCTCAATATTTCGGACTGGCCCAACGACGCCGCCGTGTGTTCGTTGTCGCAAGTTTTGGAGACCTCGACCCCGCCGCGATACTTTTTGAGCGCCAAGGCCTGCAGGGGAATCCTGCGCCGGGCCGAGAAGCGGGGGAAAGAGTTGCCGGAACGCTTAGAGCGAGCCTTGGCAAGCGTTGCGGGCAAGCAGACGGAAGCGACGCCGCCGACACCCTCGTCGCCTTCGGGGGGGGCAATCGTAGCGGGTCAATCGAGCAAGCCGCAACCCTGACCGCCAAAGGCCAGAAGTGCGACTTTGAAGTCGAGACGTTCGTCGCTCAATTAGCCGCCACTCTTCCTGCCGGGCAGAACTCCACTGGCGGCAATCGGCAGCCTGGCACATCCGCAGAAACGGCGGCGACGATGCTGGTCGCCTTAGACTGCAAGGCTGGAGGCGAGACGGGTTTTGCGGTTGGCGATGTGCCGGGCGCGCTGCGCGGCGTGGGCCACGGCGGCGGCCATGCCGCCGTCGCCTTCGATCTGCGCGGCCGCGAGGGCGGCGCGGCGTTCGAGGGTCCGCATGACACCGCCAACATCCGCGCCGCCAACGGCGGCTCGAGTCGTTCCTATGTCGCCGATACCTGGGCGGTGCGCCGCCTGACGCCGACGGAATGCGAGCGCCTGCAGGGCTTCCCCGACGGCTGGACGGCGACGCCCGATTCGAAGGGCAAGATCCAGGCCGACGGCGTGCGCTACAAGCAGCTCGGCAATTCCATGGCGGTGCCGGTCATCGCCTGGATCGGGCGGAGAATCCTGGCCGCCGCGGCGGCGGCCCGTGAAGCGTAGTGGGGGAGGCTTGCCATGTCCGACATCATCGTGCGTCCCGATTCCGCGCCGGCCTGGGCGCTGGCGCGCGGCTATTCCAGCCTGCAGATGGAGGAATGGCGACGCTCGCGCGAAAGACGGGCGCGGCTCGAGCGCGAGAGCGAGCACGCCGCGCGGCAGGCCGAGGAGCGCCGGCGGCGCCAGGCGGCGGCGGAAGAATCGCGCCGCTTCGAGGCCGAACGGCGCGCGCGCGCGGTCGCCGAGGCCGAGGAACGGGAGCGCCAGCGTGCGCTCGAGGCCGCAGCAGCGGCGGCCGCCCGAGCCGCCGCGCGCGAAGCCGGCGAGCAGCTTGACGCGCCCCCCGAGCCGCCGCGCATTCCGATCTGGCTCATCCAGCGCGTCGTCGCCGAATACTTCAAAGTTCCTATGGCTGATCTTTCCAGCGCCCGGCGACAACAGACGATCGTCTGGCCGCGACAGGTGGCGATGTATCTTTCCCGCCATCTGACGCCGCGCTCCTATCCCGACGTCGGCTCGCGCTTCGGCGGCCGCGATCACACCACGGTTCTGCACGGGGTCAAGAAGGTCGAATGGGCGCTGACGCGGGCCGGCGGCGCCCAGCTGGCGGTCGAGATCGAGGCGATGCGGGCGGCGATCCTTGAACGGGCCGAGATCCTGGCGCGGCAGGTGAGGCCTTGACCAAGGCGGCGAAGGCCCGATGAGCGTCGAAGCGCGGCGCTGGGCGCACGAGCAGCAATGCGGCACCTCGAGCCGGCAATTCGTGCTGCATCTGCTCGCCGAATGGGCCGACCCGTGGGGCTATGTCCGCCACGTCAACGTCGATTACATCGCCGCCAAGACGGTGCAGTCGCGCGCCAACGTGTTCCGCCATTTCGAGGTGTTCGAGCAGCACGGATTGCTCAAGCGCTACGCCAGCCGCAACGAGGGCGGCGCGCTGACCTACAGCGGCCAGCTCGACCTCGCCCGTTCGCTGCAATTGCCGAAACAGACCAAGCGGCGAAACGGCGAGGCCGAGACGGGCGATTCGGCTCCCTTTCTCAGCGGACCGGAGTCGCAAGATGCGACTCACAGTTTCGAAATGGGAGTCGCAACATGCGACTCCGAGGAGTCGCAACATGCGACTCCCTCTTTATATCTTGAATCTGAGTCAAAGGAATCTCTCTCCTCTCCGTCTCCTCAGACCGTGACCGACGAAGGGCTGGGCGAGGAAGACGAAGCGACTGGAGCGGAACCGACCGAGGACGACCCGAGACAGGCGGCCGAGACCGAACCCGACGAATCCTTCGACGAGGCGCTCGAGGCGGCGTTCGCGATCCTGATCTCAGCCTATCCGGTTCACGCCGCGATGGACCTGCAGGGCGCGCGGCGCGAACTCGCCAAGATCCCGCGTTGGGAATGGGCCGAGGTCAACCAGGCGGCCGAACGGCTCGCGGCGGCCGGCAAGAAGCACCGCCGCCTGCATCCCAAGGACCTCGCGACCTGGCTGCGCCAGCGCGGCGACCGGCTGATCAACCAGATCGCCGGTCCGGACGATTCCCCGACGCGCAACGGCCGCAAAGTCTTCGTAATCGAAGGCACCCGCGCCTGGGACGCCCATCTCAGGGCCCGCCGCGCCGCCGGCAAACTGCCGCCGCCCCGCTACGTCTACCGCGACGAGGACGGCTCCAAGCCGCACCTGCGCGGCAAGAGCGGCTGGTTCTTCGACAGCCTGTTCCCGCCCGGCGAATCCGGGCCGCTTGACTTTTGAAATCGGGCGGGTTTGAGTCCGGGCGGAATCGCCGGGACTTAAACCGGACCTGTGCGGGAACTGCGAGCCGGCCATGGCCAAGCTTTCGAACTGGAATCACGAGCGATTCGCCTCGCTTCTGGCGGAAAAGATCATCGACGGCGAGCTCGTCGACGCCGCCCGGCAGTCGGCCTATCGCGAGGTCGGCTTCGCTCCGAGCCAACCCAACGCGCGCCGCCTCGCCAACCGCCCGGAGGTCCGCGCCCGGGTTAACGAACTGACCAACCGCGCCGCCGAACTCGCCGAAATCGACCGCGCCTACGTGCTGATCGGCTTCAAGCGCATCGCCGACGCCAACATTGTCGATTTGCTCAAGGGTGCCGCCAAACAGAACGAGACCGCGCGCCGCCTGCTCGGCGATCCCGCCGCCTTCGTGCGCTATCTCGAAACCCTGCCGCGCGGCCTGACCGACGCGATCGCCTCGCTGGAATTCAACGAGAAATCCGGCTCGCCCAAGCTCAAGCTGCACGACAAGATCGCGGCGCTCACCAACATCGCCCGGGCGATCGACCTCTTCCGCGAAGGCGATGCGCCCGACAAGGCCCTGACGCTCGCCGATCTCGTCTCGGCGAGCTACGCCGCCGGGCGCGGCAAGGTGATCGACGGCGAACTCGCTCCGCCGGAAGCGACCGAGGCGGCGTGAGATGAACTGCCCGAAATGCGACGCCGACGTCAGCGAGACTTACGAAGGTGCCGACCCTTCGGTCGGGATCATGAGCGCGGGGTATTTCTGCGAGGCCTGCGACCTCGGAATCGCGGCGGACGACTATGAGCCGTTGGATGGCGATGTCCAGATCGGCATTGGCCGCGATCCGAGCCAGCCGCTCGGCACGCCGCTGTCGTCCCTTTCCGGGCAGCCCGGCGATCCGAGAAATCTAAGCGACCCGCGTCACGCCGGTTTCGCCAGGTTCCTGCGGATCGCGCGCTCCTGGGGCTTCGACTGATGGTGCTGTGCCGCCGCGCGAAACGTCAGGTGGCCGTTTGAAATCCGCGATCGCCAGCCTGATCGATCAATTCGGCTCCAAGCTCGCCGAATGGCGCGATCATCCCGCGCAGCAAGCCCAGGAAATGTTCGGCATCACGCCCGACCCGAAACAGGCCGAGGCGCTCGAGGCCTTCCCCAATTCCCCCCGCATCGCCATGCAATCCTGCACCGGCGCCGGCAAAACCAATGTGCTGGGGATCTTGGGCTGGAATTTCCTGCTGACGCGCCCGTTCCCGATGATCGGCGCGACCTCGATCTCCGGCGCCAATCTCAAATCGAACCTGTGGACGGAGCTCGCCCGCCTCTACGAGCGTTCCTCGGCGCTGAAGAAGCTGTTCGAATTCACCACCACCCAGATCTTCTCGCGCGAGCATCCCCGCACCTGGAAGCTCGAGGCCCGCACCTGGGCCAAGGACGCCACCAGCGAGCAGATCGGCACGGCGCTGCGCGGCGTTCACGCCGATTACGTCATGTGGCTCGCCGACGAAACCGGCGACTATCCCCCCGCCATCCTGCCCACCCTCGAAGCGGTCTTTTCCGGCAGCCCTAAGGAAGCCCACATCGTCCAGGCCGGCAACCCGATCAACCGCCATGGCGTCCTGTTCCGCGCCTGCGTGCTCGCCCGCAAGCTGTGGCGGGTGATCGAGATGACCGCCGATCCCGACGATCCCGAGCGCACCAGCCGCGTCTCGATCGAACACGCCCGCGAGCAGATCGAGCAATACGGCCGCGACAATCCCTGGGTCCGCATCAACATTCTCGGCCTCTTCCCGCTGTCCGACGTCAACGCCCTGATCGGCGAGGACGAGGTTCGCGCCGCGATGAAGCGCTACTACCGCGAATTCGAGATCGGCGACGCGCCCCGCGTGCTGGGCGTTGACGTCGCCCGCCAGGGCGACGACGCGAGCGCCATCTGCCGCCGCGCCGGCGTCCAGGTCTGGCCCTTCCTCAAGCAGCGCGGCCTCAACTCGACGCAAGGCGCGGGCTGGGTCTCTCGCACCTGGTCGGATTTCGAGGCGGACGGCTGTTTCATCGACGTCACCGGCGGCTTCGGCGCCGGCTGGTACGACCAGCTCCTGACCCTGCACCGCACCCCGATCGGCGTGCAGTACGCCGGCGCGGCCCACAACGCCAACCGCTACGCCAACAAGCGCGCCGAGATGTACTTCGACGCGATCGAATGGATCAAGCGCGGCGGCGCGCTGCCCGACGCGCCGAACGTCCTCGCGGCTTTGACGCAAACCCTCTACACGTTTCTCGGCGACCGGATGATTCTCGAGCCGAAAGAGATGATTAAGCTCAAGATCGGCTTCTCGCCCGACGAGGCCGACGCCTTCGTCCAGACCTTCGCCGAGCCGATCGCCCGGGTCGAGCGCGCCCCGCGCCGCGGCCCCGCCAACGCCGCGTCTGAGTACAACCCCTTTGCGGGTATGGACAGACCGCTGGAGAGGGGCTAGCTTGCCGCGCCATGCGCCACAATCGGCGCCGGGGCGGCTCATGAGCGAAACGCAGCGCTTTCTCGGCTGGGCGATCATCATTTCCTCCACGCTCTACGTCGCGCTGTGCTTCACCGCCGGGATTGTCGAAGCCAATCGCCCGGCCCGCGATCTCGCCATCGCCACCGCCGGCGCGTGCTACATCGCCTATTGGGTCCAGCTGCTGCGCACGACCGCGCCCGATTCGGCCCTGACGCGCCGCGCGCTCGAGGCCAAGAACCGCTTCCTCGAATTCCTCAGCGCCGTCGCCGTCGGCGCTTCGATCGTCTGGGGCGTCGCCGCCGGCGGCGCTCTGCTCCTTCGCTGATTCGGAGCGAGGCTTTCATGTCGTTCCTGGTCCCCCATATTTCCGCTCCCGCCCCGCCGCCCCCGCCGCCGATGCCCCCCACCATCGCCTCCAACACCGTCCAGGACGTCGGCGCCGCTGCGGCCGCGGCCGCCGCAGCCGGCGCCGGCGGCTTTGCCGGCACGATCGGCACCAGCGCGCAAGGGGCGATGAACCCCTCGACGACGGCCGGCAAGACCTTGCTGGGGCAGTGACGTGGCGGCTCCCGACAAGCTGACCGAGCGGGAGTGCGTCGCGGCGATGTGGCTCGCGCTCGATTGCCTCTCGCTCAACACCGACCAGGATCCGGACCCCACTTCGTTCGTCGGCGAGTATGTCTGGCGCAACGGCGCGATCAACGCCAACGTCACCTCCGATCCGACCGCGACGCTGATCACGCGCGAGGTCGCCATGCTGACGGCGGAGCTGCTGAAATTGTCGGCGCTCAGAGCCGCGTATCGCGGAGTTGCCGCCCGTGTTTGACGGCGCGACCGCTCCTTACGAAACCATGGGCCCGGCGACGCTGGCCGAAACCCCAGCCGTCGAGCCGCATCAGGATTCCAAGCCGCCCAAATGGTGGCCGATCCTCTACCTCCACGTCGAAGCCACCCTCGGCGCGCTGCGCAACTGGCGCTGGTCGTGGTGGGCTCATTGGGCCCGCGTCGCCGAATATTATCTCCCCCGCCGCTATCATTGGTTCATCACCGCCAACCGCATGGCGCGGGGTTCGCCGATCAACGACCAGATCATCGATTCGACCGGCGGCCAGGCGCTGATCACCTGCGCCTCCGGCATGTGGTCGGGCATGACGAATCCCGCCCGGCCCTGGAAGAAACTCGGCTCCGCGCTGCCTTGGGTCGAGCCTGACGCCGACGGCAAGAAATGGCTCGAGGCGGTCGACCAGAAGGTCGACACGGTGCTCGCCCAATCGAACTTCTACACCGAGATGGCGCAGGCGTTCCAGGACG